TTTCAGTACGTTGAAAAACACGGAATGTTACTTAAACAATTAATCGAGGACAAAGCCGATGATAAAAAAGTTTTCTTTGTTTATGGAGGTGTTGAGGCAGAGGAACGTGAAAAGATTCGTTTTATTACAGAAAAATCCGAAGGTGCTATTATTATTGCTAGTTACGGCACTTTCTCTACTGGTATTAATATTCGTAACTTACACAACATTGTTTTTGCTAGTCCTTCAAAGTCTAGGATACGTAATCTCCAAAGTATTGGGCGTGGTCTTCGGTTAAAAGATAATAATTCTGCTGCTACTTTATATGATATATCAGATGATTTAAAACACAATGATAAAGAAAATTACACACTTGCACACTTTAGAGAAAGAATAAATATTTACAATGAAGAAGATTTTAATTATGAAATCCATAACGTGGAGTTAAAGTAATATGCACCATACTAAAGAAAATATTAAAATAATAAAATTGGTTAACGGTGAAGATGTTGTTTGCATATTGCCTATTGGTGACAAACAATTACCAACAGATTCCAAACTAATGCGTTTAGAGAAACCTCTATTAATTAAGTATGTGCCTCAAATGACAATGACAGGTTTTAAAGATTATGTTGCTTTAATTAAATGGTGTTCTTATTCACCAGATCAAACTATTACTATTCCAAAAGATAAAATTATGACAATAACAAGTGCAACTGTAGAGATGTCTAGTAGTTATATGAATATTGCTAATACTTACAATCAAAAACCAGTTCCTGTTAAAAATAGTAAATATGCAACACAAGAATTATCTGCTGAACAAAATGAAAAACTTAATGAAATATTTGATGATGAAGATTTGGATAAAACTATTCATTAATAATATTATCTATAGCTATTACCTCCAATCACTCACTACACGCTCCATTATACACAAAATAATGAAAATGTCAATGCTGATATGAACAAAAGTGAATGGATTATAAAAGTAACTTATAATAGTGATAATTGGAAGAAATATTGTGAACTTACTTACCCCTTTAAAGGTACTCCTAAAACACTCGAAAAAAGAATTTGGAAACACTATAATGAAAAGTATGAAAACTATGGTAAGGCAGAAGCTGTTGTAGTAGAATTAATTATAGATTAATTTGTTAAAACATTGACATTTTAAAGAAAATATAGTATATTATATATTATGAATAACAAACAAAAAAAAGAACATTATGTAAATAATAAAGAGTTCTTGCAGGCAATGATTGAATATCGTAAGATGGTCAATAAAGCCAAAAGAAAAAAATTATCTAAACCACCAGTTACAGATTATATTGGTAGTTGTTTTTTAAAGATTGCGAATCATTTATCGTATAGACCTAATTTTATTAATTATACTTTTAAAGATGATATGATTAGTGATGGTATAGAAAATTGTTTACAATACCTAGACAACTTTAATCCAACTAAATCAAATAATCCATTTGCATATTTTACACAAATCATATATTATGCATTTATAAGAAGAATACAGAAAGAGAAAAAACAAGTTACGATTAAAAATAAACTTATTACAGATTCTAATTATGATGATATGACATTACAACCTGGTGAAGATAAGGAGTTTAAAAATCAATTTACAGAATTTCTTAAAAAGAATATGCCTGTTGAAGAACAACAGAAAATTGCAAATATTAATGCCAAAAAGAAAAAGAAAAGAAAGAAGAAAACAACCAGTACACTAAAGTATTTTTTGAATCATGAAGATAGCACTACTAAATGATACACACTTTGGTTGCCGTAATGACTCACCTGCATTTATAAGTTATCAGAATCGTTTCTATGATGAGATATTTTTTCCATATCTTATTGAGAACAAGATTGATACTCTTATTCATTTAGGCGATGTTGTTGATAGAAGAAAGTTTATTAATTTTAATACAGCACATAATTTTCAAAAGAAGTTTTGGAAACGATTGTGGGAGTTAAAAATAGATACACATATTATATTAGGCAACCACGACACTTATTACAAAAACACAAATGAAGTTAATTCAATTCAACAACTATGTACATCATTTGATGGCATAAATGAACCTTGGATATATGAAAAACCTAAAGAAGTAGAATTAGGTGGTTGTCGTATGTTATTTTTACCTTGGATATGTGATGACAATTACGAAGATTCAATACACGCAATAGATCACTCCACTGCCGACATTTGTTTTGGTCATTTAGAAATAAAAGGTTTTGAAATGCACAAAGGCGTTATGAATGATCACGGTTTAGAAAGAGAACATTTAAGAAGATTTGAAAAAGTATTTTCAGGTCATTTTCATAAAAAATCAGATGATGGTCATATCTATTATCTAGGAACACAATATCAAATTATGTGGTCAGATCACAATTGTCCAAAAGGTTTTCATATTTTTGATACTGAAACAAGAGAACTAGAAAGAATACCCAATCCAATGTCTATATTTAAAAAAATAATATATGATGATAGAGAAAAAGATTATACTAACTTTGATTTAACACCATATGAAAATTGTTTTGTTAAGATGTTTGTATCACATAAAACAAACGAAGAAATGTATAATAGGTTAGTTGAAAAATTTTACAATAAAACAAATGTACACGAATTACAAATTATTGAGGATCCTGTAGATATAAAGCAAACAGTAAGATCAGATATATTAGAACAAGGTGAAGATACTATGACTTTTTTAAACAATTATATTGATCAGATAGATACAGATTTAGATAGAAATAAATTAAAGAATATTACAAAAGAATTATATGTTGAGGCAAACGAGTGATAGTATTTAAAAAAATAAAATACAGAAACTTTTTATCTACAGGTAATACACCTATAGAAGTAGATTTAAGAAAATCACCTACTACACTTATTATTGGTCAAAATGGTTCTGGTAAATCAACTTTACTTGACGCATTGTGTTGGGCGTTGTTTAATAAACCTTTTAGAATAATTAAAAAAGAACAAATGATAAACACCATCAATCAATCAGATTGTGAAGTAGAAATAGATTTTGATGTAGGCACAAAGCAGTATAAAGTAAAACGAGGTGTTAAACCTAATTTATTTGAGATATATTGTAACGGACAATTGATAGATCAAAATGCTTCTAACATAGATTATCAAAAATACTTAGAACGAAATATAATGAAATTAAACTATAGATCATTTATTCAAGTTGTAATATTAGGTTCTTCTTTATATGAACCATTTATGAAAATGAAATCTCGTTATAGAAAAGAAGCAGTTGAAGAAATATTAGATATTAAAGTTTTTTCACATATGGATTGGATGTTAAGAGATCAACAAGGTCAGTTATCAAAAGAGATATTAGATGTACGCCACAAATGCGATTTGATAGAAACAAAGTATGAAACAGAATTAAAACATTTTAATACCTTATCAGATTTAAACACAAACGATATAGATATTAAAAAAGAACAGTTAGAAAAAAACAATAAAGCAAATGAAACATATACTTTGAAAGTTGAAGAACTAAACAAAGAAATAGATTCTATTAAAGATGAACTACAAAGGAAAGAAGAAGTTGATAATAAACTAAAACAGTTATTAAAAATGGAAACTAAAATAGAACATAACTTACACGGTCATAAAAAGAATTTAGAGTTTTTCCAAGAAAATGATAACTGTCCTACGTGTACACAAAAACTAGAACCAGAGTTTAGAGGTGAAAAAATTGCATATGAAAAAGGTAAGATTACAGTATTAGAGGATGGCGTTAAAAAACTTACTGAAGAAGTTGTAAAAATGGAAGAGAAAGTAAATCATTTTGGTGCTATATCTAAAAAACTATCAGACTTATATGTTGATATAGCAAAAGTAAATACATCATTAGAACAATTAAATAGTTATAGTGATAAAATACACGAAGAAATATTACAATTAGAAAATAAACAAACAGACAGTAAAAAGATTGCTACAGATTTACAACAATTAAAAGAAGAATTAGAACAAGTAAAAGTACAAAGAGATAAAGTAACCAATGATAAAAAATATGTAGATGTATTAAGAGAAGTATTAAGTGAAAAGGGTGCTAAAACTCAAATTATTAGAAAGTTTTTACCTATTATGAATACACTTATAAATCAATATTTACAATCAATGGACTTATACGTATCATTTCACTTAGACGAAGAATTTAATGAAACAGTTAAAAGTCGCCATAGAGATACTTTTGTTTATAATAGTTTTAGTGAAGGTGAAAAGTTAAGAATAGACCTTGCATTGTTATTTACTTGGAGAACTATTGCTAAAATGAAAAATAGTGTTAATACAAATCTATTAATATTAGATGAAATATTTGATAGCAGTTTAGACGCACAAGGCACAGATGATTTCTTTAAAATAATTAATAAATTAAACAATGAAAATATTTTTATTATATCACACAAAGGCGACATAATGTTTGATAAATTTACCAATATAATGAAATTTGAAAAATATAAAAACTTTACTAGACTACAACAAACATAGGAGATTTATGAAAGAACTAAAACTAATACCGCCAACAGATCCAAGAGTGTTATCAGCACTAGCACCTTTTAAAGAAGATATGTTAAAAGAAGAAGGATTTAAAGATAGAAAAGAACTATCAGAAAAAATGTTTGATGCAATGAAAAAATATGGTGGTATAGGTTTGTCTGCTAATCAAGTAGGTTTACCTTTTAATATGTTTGTATTGGGCGATCACCCACAATTAGAAAACGGTTTAAAGATGACTTGTTTTAATCCTATGATTGTAAATAGCAGTGAAGAAACAGTTGTAATGAAAGAAGGATGTTTAACTTTTCCTTTTGTATTTTTATCTATTACAAGACCACGTAAAGTAACAGTAAAGTATGAAGATGAAAATGGTGATTTGAAAGAAGGTCATTTAGACGGTATGATAAGTAGAGTCTTTCAACACGAATATGATCATATGCTAGGTAGAGTATTTACAGAATATGCTAGTAAAATGAAATTAGATATGGCTTATAAGAAAGCAGAAAAACAAATGGATAAATTAGCATATAAAAAAGCAGTAGAAATGATGAATAATAATAAAAAGTAACATTAAGATGCTTCAAAAAAGTAAAACATACATACACGTAAACCAACACGTAATTAGATCAAATAAAAAACATAGTAAAAATGATCCTGTAATTACAGTTAAACAAGGTAGTA